CCGTCGCTGATGATTAAGGACATTGTTTGCACAACGGAGGCGAAGAAATGACCCCTTTGCATGATGACTTTCCGCAATGCGCGCAGGCGCGTGAAGAGGCAAGGCTTGCCGAAGAGGCAAAAGCCCGCGCCGAATTGCGCGACCGCTTTGCCGGGTATGCGCTGATCGGGTTGCTGGCGGGGCAGGGTGGCACGACGGGAGCGGCGGTTGAGGCATGGAAACAAGCTGATGCCATGATGAAGGAACGCGACAATGTTTAATTTTTTGGGTTGGTACGTTGTTGTCGGCCTGTCAATTACCGTCATCTGGGGTGTCATGTTATTCTTGCAAAGGGCGATGGGGCTATGAACACAGACGAATACCGCGCGCTTGTGGAAGCCGGGCCTGCCGTGGTTATGGTGGCGAAGGACGATATGCTGCGATTGCTTGAGCGCCTGATGATTGCCGAGCAAGAGCTTACGGATGCGTCGCGGCGCCTTGATGTGGTGCTTGGCCAATGACCCGCGCCTTGCCACGCGCCCGCAAGCCAAAGGCGCCCCAGCCGAGTGAAGACGCTATCCACATTGCCATCCGGGCAGCGCTGGTTTTGCACGGCATTCGCAGCCGTCACGCGGCCAATGACGGCAAGCGCAGCATTGCCAGCGCCATGCGGTTGAAGCGCCTTGGCATGGTGGCGGGTGATCCTGACTTGCGTGTGTGGAAGCCTAGCTTTGAAGGGCCGCTTGTCGGGTTTCTCGAAGTGAAGTCTGCAACCGGGCGATTGACGCCTTCGCAGGTGGAAGAAATCGCGCTGCTACGGGCGGACGGGTTTCCGGTCGCCGTGGTGCGAAGCGTAGATGAAGCGCTGGCAGCGCTTAGGGAATGGGGGTGGATTAAGTGATTGAGCATTCCACAATCGCTGCGCTTTATGTCGAGCCAGGCGGCGCATATTACGGCCTTCCCGGCGTTGATCCATGGGACCAGGCGCGCGATGCGCGGTTATATGCCGGGCCTTGGCCCGTTGTAGCGCATCCGCCGTGCGAGCGGTGGGGGCGCTTCTGGCATGGTAGCCCGCGCAAGCCGCATCAATTTAAGCTAGGGGATGATGGCGGGTGTTTTGCGGCGGCGCTTGAAGCGGTGCGGCTTTACGGCGGCGTGTTGGAGCATCCCGCCGACAGTAAAGCGTGGGACGCCTTTGGATTACGCAAACCAAAACGCGGTTATCCGGGATGGATTGCCGCCGATGAATTTGGCGGGCTGACCTGCTACGTCGAGCAGGGATTTTATGGTCACCTAGCGCGCAAGGCGACATGGCTTTATGCCTGCAAAGTGATCAACCCGGGCTTCAATCTGCCGTTGCATACGCTTCGCTGGGGCCGGGGCTTGCAACGCCTAGACCCCAAGATGGTGGAACGCCACGGCTACGAATACGCGCGCCGCAAGGGCATGGTCAGCATGATCGGCGGAAAGCACAAGAAGGCAATTCGCAACGCCACGCCGCCAGAGTTTCGGGATTTACTGCTTTCGATTGCCCGGACTGTGAAGCGCTGCCATGAAGCGTAGCGCCACCCTAGCCGGCCCTGGAATGGCGCGCTCACCAAGCGCCCATTTCCGCACCGTGCGCTCGTCCACCTCAAGCGCCGTTGCCGCCGCGCGTTGCGATAGCCCAAGGGCGGCAATCGCGGCTCTGAAATCAGCGGCCAGCACTGCCGTTATATCGAACGATACCCTTCTCATCCATGATGAGGCCAGCCTTCAGCAATACCTCGGCAACGTCAGCTATGTCTTGATCAAAGGCGAAGGTGTTGGACAGCTTCCCTTTGGCGTCGAACAGCGCCAGGCGCTCGGGCCGGTCGTCGCGGCAAGCGATGAAGCCGAGAGCATCGGCGGGAAGGGCGGGGCGGGTTGCGGGCTTGAACATGGATTGTATCTAGGCCCATCGGGCCTAAGTGTCAAGAGGTTTTTTCATGTCTGAAACCCCTAACCCCGTTTATATCGAATGGGTGATGGCCCGATACCGCGCGCTTGTGGACCGCGAGCCTGACCCGGTGGAGGCGCTGGAACGTGAAGCGCACTTTGAGACACACAAGGCCAAAGGCGCGAAGAAATGAGCCTAACAGCGTCCGCCCTATGGCTTGCCGAAGAAATGCGCCTGCCGGTCTTTGCCTGTGGGCCGGACAAGCGGCCCGTGACACAACACGGCTTCCATGACGCCACGCGCGACCCGGCAGAAATCCGGACGCAATTCGGCACCCCAGGCGCGGCCATGATCGGCGTCCCGACCGGCCAAGGCGCCGGTTTTTTCGTGGTGGACTTGGACGTTAAGAACGGCGGGCAGGGCCTGGAATGGCTGGCGGCAAACCAGCACCGGCTTCCCCGGACCCGGACGCATAAGACACGATCCGGCGGGCAGCATCTTCTTTTCCAATGGCCAGAGGGCCGCACCGTCCGCAACAGCGCGTCACGCATTGCCCCAGGTGTGGACGTGCGGGGCAACGGCGGATACATAATTGCTCCGCCTTCCCCGGATTACGAGATTGCCGACCACAGCGCGCTTGCAGAGGCGCCGGCATGGTTGCTGGACCTGATAGACCCGCCTGCCGCGCCGCGTGCCACAGATGCGCCAAGGCCATTACCCGCGCCCCGCCAATCCGGCGACGGCACGCGCTACGGCTTGCAAGCCTTGGACAATGAGTGCCAGGCCATCCTGAGCGCCCCGGACGGCGGCAAGCATGACACCTTAAACCGGGCGGCGTTTTCAATTGGCGGGCTGGTCGCAGCGGGTGAATTGGCGGAAGGCCCGGCGCTTCACGCGCTGGCGTCCGCATTGGCCGGCATAGCGTCACGCTGCGAGGATTACCCGGCGGCGCAGAAAACGCTTGGCGCGGCATTTCGGGCAGGCATGGCCAAGCCCCGCGAGGCGCCGCCCCGGCTTATCCGTCGCGTGGTGGAAGAATACGCCCCCACGCGACCCGAGCCGCCGCCCCTGACAGAAGTGCCCGAGCATTGGGGGGCAGAGCCGGACATAGAGCCGGACATCATGCAGGTGGAACGCTTCACGCCAGACAAGACCGGCCTGCCGCTTGTCTATTTTGGCGACATCAAGCCCGCGCTTACCGGCGATGATTTTGTCGAGGGCCTGCTGATCCGGGCCGCGATGTCAGTCATTTATGGCCCGTCGAACTGCGGCAAGACGTTCCTGATGGCCGACCTGGCCTTGCATGTCGCGCTTGGCTGGAAATGGTGGGGCCGGGACGTGACGCGAGGCGCGGTGATCTATTGCGCCCTTGAAGGTGCCTTTGGCATCCGCAACCGCGTGGCAGCCTTCGCGCTTCATCACGGCCTAGACGGGCAGGAAATCCCGTTCGCCATCATCCCGGTCGCCCTGAATATCCTGGACCCGGAGGCGGACACTGACCGGCTGATAGCCGCGATTGAGGAAGCCGCTGCGAAGCTTGGAATGCCCGTCGCCCTGGTGGTGATGGATACCCTCAGCCGAGCCATCGCGGGCGGCAACGAAAACTCCCCGGAAGATATGGGCCGGCTGGTCGCTAATTCGGACAAAATCCGCCAAGTGACCGGCGCGCATATTGCTTGGGTGCATCACTCCGGCAAGGATCAAGCCCTAGGCGCCCGTGGCCATAGCCTACTTCGCGCCGCGACTGACACCGAGATAGAGATTTCCCGCCCCGACGCCGATAGCCCGTCAACCGCCCGCGTCACCAAACAGCGCGAGCTTGAGATTGACGGCACGTTTACCTTCAGCCTGCACCGCGTCGAGTTAGGCCTAAACCAGCGCGGCAAGCCCGTCACCTCATGCGTGGTGCAGCCGGCAGAGGAAGGCCCTGCCAAGGCCCGTGTGAGCCTCACCAATGGTGAGGCCATGGCGCTACGCATCCTTCATGACGTGATGGCCACACAGCCCGTCCAGCCCCCCTACCAAGCCTCGCAAGCGGGCGTGACCGTGGCGGCAAGCAAGCAAGCGTGGCGTGAGACATTCTTTGCGCGTTCAACCGCAGATAGCCATGAGGCGAAGAAGAAAGCCTTCAACCGGGCAGCCGATGGGCTTGCGCAAAAGGGACAAATTGGGGTGCATCATGACACAGTTTGGGCGGTCTAAACCAATGCAAAATTGTAATGACATGCCTCTTTTTAGGGGTGTTTCTGCCGGGACATTGCCGGGACAAATCGGGACAAATCGGGACAATTACCCCCCGGCTGATGCCCCGCAGTCGGGACAATTTGGAACCCCCCCCCTAAAGGGGGGGGTCCAATGTCCCGCCGGGACAGGGTTGGGAATGTCCCGGTCCCGTCCCGTCCCGGCTGAAGGAGTTACAAAGCGAAACGAAAGCCGAAAGGCAATTTTCGACGCATGGCTGGCCGAGTGCAAAGCGTATGACGCGGCAGGCCGGCAGGATGAAGTGCCACCCCTGCCGCCCGGCTACCTATCCACCGGGCCGAAGCTATGGCGCGAGGGTGCAACCTATTCGGGCAAGCGGGGGGCAAGCCAATGGCGGAAATGACGCCACGGCAGATTGGCGCCTATCACGCGGACCAAGCCATCAAGGACTATGCCGAGCGCATGGCGTTCTGGACCAAGGCGGGCATAGCCGAGGCCGCGCTTGAGGAAGACCGGGAATATCTGGCCGGCAAGGTGGAGCGATTTCAGAAATGGAAAAAGACGGCCCATAGGCAGGAGCGCAAGGCATGACCTGGCAACCTATAGCAACGGCGCCGAAGGACGGCTGGAAATCGCGCTTTTTAGCAATGGACGCAACCGGGTGGGTATTCATTTGTCATTGGGGCGAGACCGTTTTGGCGAGTGACGCTTGGCTTGATGATAACCATGATTGTCCAGATTACGACCCGGTGAAGTGGATGCCCTTGCCTGTAGCCGCCGTAGAGCTACCCCCGAAGCGACGTCCAAAGGAGCGCCAACCATGAAACCACGCGCGCGCGGGCGACCTGAGAAGCCCATAACCCTTGATTTTGGCCCCGCACAGCGGCTTGTCAACGGCACGGCCTGGCTCGCCTACCGGGCGGACCCTGAAAACCCCTCACGGCCCTCTGTGAGGGCTGGGAAGGCCAAAGTGATTTATCACGAGCTATGGGCGGCGGGCCACCTAACCCATGAACAGCACGAGGCGGCAGATCGCTACCTGACGCGGCTAGAGGTGGCGAGCGGCGCCAAGGTGGACACGCGCGGGCATGGGGCGGCGTCCTATGGGCCAACGGCTGCCCAGGTGGCAGCGCTGGCCGATCTGCGAGTGGCGGACGCGGCGATAGGGCCGGCGCCGCTTGTGGCAGGGGTGCGGACGGTCATCGGCTGGAATATCTGGCCACCGGATTTGACCGTGCGGGATTTTAAGGCGGCGATGCAGCGGGTGGCGGATGCGTGGGGGATGTGAAAATAATTCGCGCGCCGCGCATTTTTCCTGTTGACAATGCGGGCCAATGGTCCTATGTTCCCGTTATCAGCAAGGGCAATTAAGCCCGGCTGACACGGAAGATAGACAGATGAGCGCTTTTCAGAAAAACGATTTGATTGAATTTTACCCTGGCGAAAACATCGCATTCAAGGGTTATGTTCTGAAAGTAGCCAAAAACGGACGAGTTTTTGTTGAGCGGTGGTTTTCGTTCATGAACGTTGGTGAGCCTGAACTGCGCCGCGAATGGCGTGACACCAAAAACGCGGTTTTGGTGCGGAGGCGCGGATGAAAAGCAAGGTTTGGGTGTTGCCATTTATTTTGTCTTTCCTGCCGCGGTCTTTGTTGCAAGACGCACTTTTTGAGCAATGGGCCAGAACCCTTTCAGAAGGTGATCGTGTTCGCGTTCGCTATTGGGGTGCAACAGGAAATCCAGAACATCACTATTTCGCTTGGGCGGATGATCTTCCCCATGACCCCTGATGGCGCTGCTGCTGTACGTTTTCGCAAGCTGGTGGACCTTGGCACAAAGGCGCTTGCTTCATGAAAGCAGAAACCATTTGCGGTTTTTGCGGGCGTAAAGCTGGCCAGCCTTGCCCTGAAAGCTTGGCTTGGCGCAAGGCAAACGGAATGCTTGGCGCATTGCCCGCGCCATGCTTCCCGGAACAAACCCATGACCCCTGACCAATTTCGCGCCGCCCTTGCCGATCTGGGCTATTCCCAAGCTGCCTTCGCGCGCCTAGCCATGGTTGACGCCCGCACCGTCCGCCGCTGGTGCGACGGGACGCGGACTGTCCCTGGCCCGGTGGTGGCGTTGCTTCAGATTATGGATAAACAACGCTTGACAGCCCCCTGATTTATTTGTAGGGGGAGCATATTCTGTATTTCTGCGCCCGGAGCCTCACAAGGCTACCGGGCTTTTTCATGGCCGGGGCGCAATGCACACCAAGACCACACGTGTCGGCAATGGCGCAGGCAAGGGGCCGGGCTACGGGCCAGGCGCTGGGCCAAGCGCGCCGCCTTTCACCGCCGATAACCAGCCGACCGGCGAGGCCAAGTCTGCCGGTAAGGAAGTCGCAGCCGACATCAAGGCCAAGATCGCCGCGCGCAGGGAAGAGATACTCGCCGCGCAATTTACGCGGGCGCTGGACACGGCGCACCCGCAAGGCCACGCGGCTGCTAAGGACTTGCTGGACCGTATCGCGCCGCCTGAGAGCAAGACGGACGTAACCACGAATGGCGAGCGGCTAGGCTATGTCATAATGGCGCCGGCAGAGGCGGAGGACGCTGACGCATGGGCGAAGCAGCATCAGCCGCCCCAAGCGTAGTCTGGCGCCCCCAGGCAGGCCCGCAAACGGCGCTGCTGACCTGCCCGGTCTTTGAGGTTTTCTTCGGTGGGGCGCGCGGCGGCGGCAAGACTGACGGAATGCTTGGCGAATGGGCGGTACACGCCAATCGCTACAAGAAAGACGCTATCGGCCTGATGGTGCGCCGCACCAGGACCGAATTGACTGAGACTTTTGAGCGCGCCAAAATCTTGTTCACCCCAATAGGCGCGCAATTTACCAGCGTCCCGATGCGATGCGTGATGCCAGGCGGGGCAAGACTGAGTTTCGCCTATCTTGAGCGCGACGCGGACGCCGAGGGCTATCAGGGCCACAGCTACACGCGGGTTTATGTGGAAGAGGCGGGCAATTTCCCAAGCCCGGCGCCGATCCTGAAGCTATTCGCCACGTTGCGAAGCGGTGCGGGCGTTCCGTGCCGGATAAGGCTGACGGGCAATCCGGGCGGGCCTGGGCACCAATGGGTAAGGGCGCGCTATATTGACCCGGAGCCGATGGGCTGGCGCGTCATGAAGGATGATGTGAGCGGCCTTGAGCGGGTTTATATCCCGTCGCGGGTTGGCGATAATCGCCACCTTGGGGATGATTATGTGGCCCGGTTGCGGGCAAGCGGTTCGCCTGAATTGGTGCGGGCTTGGCTAGAAGGCGATTGGTCAGTCATTGCCGGGGCGTTCTTCCCCGAGTTTGACATGGGCCGGCACGTCATCGCGCCGCGCGAATTGCCTCAGCATTGGTTCCGGTTCCGGTCATTGGACTGGGGCAGCGCGAAGCCTTTCAGTGTCGGGTGGTGGGCCGTGTCTGACGGCGAATTGCCTGACATCCCGCGTGGTGCGCTGGTGCGCTACCGGGAATGGTATGGCAGCACCGGCAAGCCAAACGAGGGCTTGCGGATGACTGCCGAGGAAGTGGCGCTTGGTATCGCGCAACGTGAGGCAGGCGACCCTAAGCCTGAGAATGGCCTTCATGGCGTGGCAGATCCGGCCATCTTTTCGAGTGACGGTGGGCCTAGCATCGGCGAGCGCATGGCGCGTTCGGCCAAGGTGTTCTTCCGCCCTGCCGATAATGCCCGCGTCGCGCGCCAAGGTGCGCTTGGCGGGTGGGATCAGGTGCGGGCCAGGTTGCGCGGCGATGAAACAGGGCCGGGCCTGCTGATATTCAGCACATGCCGCGACCTAATCCGCACTCTGCCGGCGTTGCAGCATGATCCGGATAGACCGGAAGATGTGGACAGTGACGGCGAAGACCACGCGCCGGATGAAGCCCGTTACGCCTGCATGAGCCGCCCTTGGGTGCGGCAGAAGCCGGTGCAAAAGCCGGGGAATATTGTGTCAGTTGGTGGCACGAATACAGCGACTTTCAATGATCTTTGGAAAACCGCGCCGCAAGCCGCGCGCTGGTAAGGAAATCCGACATGCTGAATGTCCCATTTACGCCTGGCCAGACCTTGACGCTGGCGGTTACGGCGGCGAGCGCCAATGCCAGCTTTAACGCCGCCAATTCTGACGCGACTGCGGTCGAGTTTCTGAATGCCGGGACAAACCCCTGTTTTGTGGTGTTTGGCGCAACCGCGACAACGGCGGGTTATCCTATTGGCGCCGGGCAGCGGCGACTGATCTCCAAGCCTGCCGGCGTGGTGCAATTCGCGGCTATCTGCAATGCGGCGCAAACGACCACGCTTTACGCGACAGCCGGCCAGGGCGTGTAAGCCGCGCGCATGTCAATCGAATTGGACGATCTCGAATACAAGACGGCAGAGGGCAAATATCGCCGCTGGTTGGTCGAGATTGATCAGGCCGAGAAGTGGTGCCGCGATTGGCATGAGACTGCCAAGAAGTGCTTGAAGCGCTACCGCGACGACCGGAATGAGCTTCAGAAAACACAACGCCGCATCAATATTTTCTGGTCAAACGTCGAAACCCTGAAGCCTGCGCTTTATGCGCGGCGCGCGAAGCCGGTGGTTGAGCGGCGTTTCCGCGATGCTGACCCTATCGGCAAGGCGGCGGCGGAAACGCTGGAACGCGCTACCACTTTCGCCACGGATTCGGACCAGTTTGACGAAGTGATCCGGCAAGCGCGCGATGATCGGTTGATTGTCGGGCGTGGCACGGCTTGGCTGCGCTATGTGCCGCACTTCCAAGAGATGCAGCCCCCGACGCCAGCCGATGGCGTGAGCGTGACGGATGACGCCGCCGAATATGAGGCGGAAACGCAAGCCCAGGCGCCAGCTGAGGCGCTGGTGTTTGAAGAAGTCGCGCATGACTATGTGGCGTGGGAAGATTACCTCATGTCCCCGGCCAAGACTTGGCGCGAGGTGTCATGGGTTGCCCGCAAGGTGCAGATGACGCGCGCCGAATTGGTGGAGCGTTTCGGCAAAGAGATTGGCAGCGCGGTCCCCTTAAATGAGCGGGCCGACAAAAACGGCAATGATTCTGCCGAGGTGCGCTTTCGTGATGGGCTTTCCGCCCGTGCTGACGTGTTTGAGATTTGGAGCAAGGCAGAGCGCAAGGTGTGTTGGCTTGCGCGCGGCTATGAAGGCTTGCTTGACGAGCGCGATGACCCGCTGCGCTTGCGTGATTTCTTTCCGTGCCCGCGCCCGATGTTTGCGACCGTCACCACAGACAGCCTAATCCCGATCCCCGACTATCTGATGTATAAGGATCAGGCTGACGACTTGGATAGCGTAACGCTGCGCCTTTCCATGCTGACGGAAGCCTGCCGCGTTGCCGGTGTTTATGACGCATCGCAGGACGCGAGTGTTGGCCGGTTGTTTTCCGAGGCAAGCGATAACCAGTTGATCCCGGTGAATACCTGGGCCGCTTTTTCTGAAAAGGGCGGGCTGCGCGGCGTTATGGATTTCGTGCCGCTGGATGGCATTATCGCCACGATCCGCGAATTGACGGCGCGCGAGCAGACCTTGAAGGCGCAAATTTACGAGATCACGGGCATTTCTGACATTGTGCGGGGCTATTCTGCTCCGTCAGAAACCGCCACGGCGCAGCAGATCAAGGGGCAATTTGCGGCCCTGCGGTTGCAGGAGCAACAGTCCGAGGTGGCGCGGTTTGCGCGTGATTTGATCGCCATGACGGCGGAGATCATTTCCGAGCATTTCCAGCCGCAAACGATTGCGCTGATGTCTGGCCTAGCAGAACAGGCGCCAGAGTTTCAGCAGAATTTCATGCCGGCGGTGCAGCTATTGCGTAATGATCGGATGCGGAGTTTCCGCATTGACATCGAGACGGACAGCACGATTGCGGTTGATGAAACCGCCGATAAGCAGGCCGCGACTGAGTTCCTGACCGCGATGGGCAATTACATGGCGTCTAGCCTGCCCATGGCGCAGCAAGCGCCGGAGCTTCTGCCGGTGATTGGGCAGGGCGCGGTATTCCTTGCGCGGCGCTTCCGGGCCGGGCGGCAGTTGGAAGGGTCTATCGAAGCGTCATTCCAGGCGCTAGAGCAACGCGCGCAACAGATGGCGCAGCAGCCGCAACAGCAAGCGCCTGACCCGGCGATACTGAAGGCGCAGGCTGATGAACAGCGTCTTGCCATGGAAGGCGATTTCAAGGCGCGTGAGTTGGCTTTGCGCGAGCAAGAGTTGACGTTCAACGCGGAATTGAAAGCGCGCGAGATGGGCTTGCGCGAGGCCGAGATGGCGCAGAACGCAAACCTTGAGGCGCAGCGTTTGCAGGATGGCCAAGCGGCGAGGGCCGAAGGCCGCAAGGATGCGATGGTGTCCGAGCGTGAAGCCTTAATGAGCGAAAACGAGGAAAACATGCGCGAATTGGCAGCGGCCTTGGCCGCATTGGGGCAGAGCCTGCAAGCGATGCAGCAACAGCAAACCGACGCGGCGCAAGTCCAAATGCAGGCGCTGGCGCAGATTGCCCAAACCATGTCAGCACCTAAGCGCGTGGTGCGAGGCCCTGATGGCCGCGCCATGGGCGTCGAAACCGTCTTGAATTGATCGGGAAATCCCATGTCAGCAACCAATGCCTTTGAGACAAGCCTTTTGCAGCATATTTTCCAAAATGCTGACATTGCCAACATTGGCGATGCGACGGGTTTGCGCGGATCGACTACGGCAGGTTCATTGTATGTGTCATTACACACGGCGGACCCCGGCGAGGCTGGGGCGCAGAATACCAGTGAGGCTGCCTATACCGGCTATGCGCGTCAGGCTGTTGCCCGTTCTGGTTCTGGCTGGACGGTATCGGGCAACAACGCATCAAACGCGGCGGCGGTGGCGTTTGGGCCTTGCACGGCAGGCAGCGCGACCCTTACGCATTTTGGCATTGGAACGGCGTCAAGCGGCGCGGGAAACTTGCTTTTCAAGGGCGCTTTGACCGCTTCGATTTCTGTCACGACAAGTTCAAACGCCACGCAGACCTTCGCCATTGGCGCGCTTGATGTGGACGTTGACTGATGTCTGATAATATTGGCTATACGCCCGGCAGCGGGGCGACAATCGCGGCTGATAATGTCGGCGGCAATCTGCATCAGCGGGTCAAGATCAGCGTCGGTGCGGACGGCGAGGCGGTGGACGCTTCGGCAACCACGCCGCTTCCGGTTGCCGCATATGGCGAATTGATTGAAGCAATCGAGGCCATGCGGATTGCGATTGCTGCCCTGACCAAAACCATCGGCTTCGCGCTTCCGAATGCGCTTGGCCAGCCGATCTTTGAGGCGCGTCAGGGGACCGCCGGGCAATTGCAAATGACGGCTTCTTTGGCTGGCGGTCAATCTTTGGCGACCCTGACCAATCAAGCGCAGATGGGCGGCTTTGCGTCAAACGATCAAATTCCCGCGCTAATGCACCTTCAGGTGGACAACCTCCGCCGCAACATTACGGTGAGCTAAGATGGCAACCACAAACGGCAATCGAAAAATTCTTGATCTAAAGCGGTGGGAATTTTGCGCTATTCTGCCCAGCACCACGCAGAACGGAACCTTTATCGCTTCATCGCGCCATTTTAGACAGCAGCAACTTTGCGTTCGCAGCAACACCGAAGCCTTTATCTATAATCCCTTCGAGGATGGATGGATACCTATTACCTCGCCGGGCTTGGCCGGTACGTTTGGCGCGGGCGCGGCTGGGGTGGCAGGCGCGTGGTCAACAGGCTCGACGGTTGGTGCAGCTTCATTGACCGCGACAGGCGGCAGCACAACCACGATCATCACCAACCAAACCCTTGCGCGCGATTTGCGCGGCTACAAGGTTCACATCCTGTCAGGCCCAAATGCGGGCGCCGTAATTACGATTTCTTCCAACACGATTGCCGCGAATGCGGTTATTACTGTTCCGGTGCAGGCCAGCGCCTTCACCGCTTCGACGGTATATCGCCTGCTGACGCCGCGCTGGTATGTGGTGGGCGCGGGCAGTTTAACGACAGCGTCTTTCCGCGTCTATGACTTTGCCACCAACACGTGGACAACGCTTACTCAAACGGGCCTGCCCGCTTCTTTAGGCACTGACGGAAAGCTTATTTCCACACCTTCGATTGTTGATGATAATTTCAAAAGCTTCGCCACCGGCACCGCGACCAGCGCTACAAGCACCACAATGACGCAAACGGGCAAGACTTGGACCGCATCGCAATGGATCAATTCGCAGGTTCGCATTACGGGTGGCACGGGCGCAGGCCAAATTAGGACCATCACCGCCAACACGGCGGACACGTTGACTGTCGCCACTTGGACCACAAACCCCGACGCTACCAGCACCTACGCAATCGAGGGAAACGACAATTTCCTTTACTACATCGGCAACAACGCCGTTACAATGTATCGCTATGACATCACGGCAAACACATGGTCAACGCTATCCCCGATAGCGGCGCGGGCGGCCGCACCTCAAGCTGGGATGTCCGGGCATTGGGTGCATTCAGTCCCAGAAAGCGATTGGAACAACGAGAGCGCCATCCTGAACGGGCGCTATATCTACTCGTTCCAGGGGGGCAATACTGTAAACCTACATCGCTACGACATCGCGGGCAATACCTGGGCGACCATCACCTACTCGCCCAATGCCGACACACTCAGCACCGGCACCAAATATGCGCTGGTTAAGGGCATTTTGTATATCCAAAAAGACCAGATTGGCCGCTGGTATGCGTATGATTTTGCCCGGTCGGAGATGTTTCCGTGGGGGATGATGCTTTATCCCCAAAGCACCGCCGTGGTTGGCGATACCGCGTTTGATGTGGTCTATAAAGATGGCGCTACGGAAATCTACTACATCCACATGGTTCTGAATACGCTCAACATCCATCTCAGACAGCAGGTGATCTAGTCATGGACAAAGAAGAATTGATCGCCATGCTTGAGGCAAAGATCAACAGCCTTGTCACCCTGAAGGGGTCACTTGAGAGGCTGAATGAATTGCAGCAGGCGCAGGAAGTTGAGATCGAGATCAACCAGACCCAAGCCCTGTTAAACGAGCAGCTTTCGCCGCCTAGCGAGTAAATCCTATGACGCTGCTAACGCTCCTTCAGTCTGGCGGGGCGGGCGGATTTATAGCCGGTCAGGCTGCGCTTACATTTACGCCAGCCGGTGCGTTGCTTGGCGACGGCGCGCTTACCGGCGCATCATCGCTAACCTTTACCACGGCGGCAGACCTTACCGGGTCCGGCGGCGCGGGCGCCAACATTGAAGGCGCGACCTCGATAACCTTTACGCCAAGCGCTACGGCGTTTGGTGGCGCGGTAATTGAAGCGGCTTCTACCGTCACGTTTACCACGGCGGGCGACCTAACCGGATCAGGCAGTGCCAGCGGCGATATAGCCGGTTCGACATCGCTCACGTTTGCCCTATCGGGCGCGCTGGTTGGCGCAAGTATTGTTTCCGGCGCGACAACGCTCACGTTCACGGCTTCGGCAACCGCCACGCCCGAGGCAGGCGAGCAAACGCGCGGTGGGTTCTATACCAAAGAGGACCGAAAGCGTCACAAGCGCCTGTCTGAATTGGCGGTGCAGCGCCGCGATAAGCAGCGCGACGAGCAAGACGCATTCAGAAGCGCCCTAGAGGACGCATACGACGCGGCCCTGGGGCTTGTGGATGAACCAGCGGCAGAAACCCGCGCCGATGTGCGGGAAGCCATTGCAGAGGCCGCGCAAGCGGCGCCAGAGCCTTACCGGGCGGAAGTGCAAAAGCTGCGCGACCTGGCCCGGCAGGCCGAAACGCTGGCGCAGATTGAGCGGGTAGTAACACGCATCGCGGCCATTCAGGCGAGGGCGGAAGCCGACGCTGATGATGATGAAACCGTGCTGATGCTGATAGGGTGACATGAAACGCAAATTCATCTGGCACGGCGGCGAATGGCGCGACGTGACAAACGCCAAGCGCGCCCCGCGTGTCGGGCCTTACATTGTGACCGACGGAATGAAGGCTTGCTTTCATCCCGCCACGGGCGAGATGATGGACAGCAAAAGCGCCTTCCGCCGCGTCACGCGCGACCATGGCTTAACGGAAGTCGGCAATGACGCGCCGGCCATGACTGCGCCCGCGCCAAACGGTGTCGCGCATGACGTGGCGCAGGCTTACCAGATGCTCGAACAGGGCTACACGCCGCCGCCGGTCGAAAGTGCCGGCACTCTTGACGGGGCGAGCGTGGAAACAAGACTTTTCACCTAAAGGAAAATGAGCATGACGTTTTCGGAAAGCGGGGCTGCTAATGCAGCGCCTGCCGATGATGCGCGTTTAGCGGTCATTCGTCAGATTGTTGACGCCCTAGAGAAAAAGGGTTTTGCGGCCACACATCATCAAGAGATGGTGATTGTCGCCCCGAATAAAACGCCCGTTCTTTTGTTGGACGCTGGCAGTTTGATGAATACTCCTTGGTTTCGGGCTGAAAATCCAAGCCAAGTTATTGAGGCCGCTTTATACATGGCTGACGGGTTTCAGGTAGGCCGGGCCAATGTCTGAAGCCATAGAAGCAGCTCCTGCCGATGATCTGCGCGCCGATCTTGACGCCGCGTTTGACAGCATTGCGGGCAATGAAGCGCCCGCCGATACCAAAGAAGCGGAGCCGCCGCGCGATGACGCCGCGCCCGCCGATGAACAATCCGCCGAAGGCCAAGCGCCCTTGGCGGAAGGAACCAAGGACGAAGCCCGTCAGACAGAAGGCGACAGCACCGCAAAGGTTGCACCGCCCGAAGGCTGGCCGTCCGACGCAAGCATAGCCTGGGATCGCCTTTCTAAAGCTGCACAAGACGCCTTTCGGGCGGACTTGGACGCTGGGCGCATTACCATTGGCAAGCAAGCGCAGGGCACAACCGCACCCGATCCGGTGCAGGAAGTGGTGAGAGCCTATCAATCGGAAATCTCGCGGCGAGGCATGGCGCCCGAACAGGCGGTAAAAGTCCTGTTTGAAGCCCAGCGCGCGCTAGACGAAAACCCGGTCGAGGCCCTGCGCCAGCTTGCCCGTTCCTATGGTGTGGACCCCGCAACCCTCGCGCCCCCCAATGGCGCACAAGCACCGCAATACTCGGCTGATCCTCTGGGGCAAATGCAACAGGAATTGGCGACGCTACGGGGCTATTTGACGCAACAGCAACGCGCGCAGCACGACGCCACAATGGCGGACCAGCAACGCATCATTTCCGATTTCGCAGAAACGAAAACGGCTGATGGCGCGGCGGCTTATCCGCACTTTGAGCAAGTGCGCATTACCATGGGCAATCTTCTACAGGCTGGCGAAGCCAAGTCTTTGAAGGATGCCTATGACATGGCGGTTTGGGCACGTCCCGACCTGCGCGAGCGTATCCTGGCAAACCAGCGCAAGGCAGAAGATGCCAAGCGTGAGGCCGACGCCCGCAAGGCGGCAGAGGATGCGCGCAAGCGTGCTGTGAGCGTTAAAAGCAATCCGAGCATGGCCCCCAATGCAACGCCCGCCGGTAGCCTGCGCGACGAGCTTGAGCGCAATTGGTCTAGCGCTTCCTTTTAGGAGATAACCCATGGCCATTTCTCCCGGCCTTAATGAGATCGTGACGACTACGCTCCGCAATCGTTCCGGCAAGCTTGCCGACAACGTGACCCGCAACAACGCCCTGCTTAATCGCTTGCGCGCCAAAGGAAAGACCAAGTCTTTCTCCGGTGGCAGGTCGATTGTGCAGGAAATCGAATATGCCATGAACGGCACCTATCGCCGGTATTCCGGTTACGAGGTGCTGAACATTCAGCCGTCTGACGTGATGACGGCGGCAGAGTTCCCGATCCGCCAGGCGGCGGTGGCGGTTTCGATTTCTGGCCTTGAGATGCTGCAAAACAGCGGCAAGTCTCAGGTAATTGACCTTCTCGAAAGCCGCATCGGCAATGCCGAGCGCACTTTTATGAACAGCATTTCCGCCGATATTTACTCGGACGGGACCGCTTCCGGTCAGATTACCGGCCTGCAAGCGCTTATTGCCAACTCGCCGGGTTCCGGCACCATTGGCGGTATTGATCGCGGCACCTGGCAGTTCTGGCGCAATATCAGCTTCTCTTCCGTCTCTGACGGCGGCGCGGCTGCGACCAGCGCGAACATCCAGTCCTACATGAACCGCGTGGCGCTTCAGCTTGTGCGCGGCAATGATGGGCCGGACCTGATCGTGGCGGACAATAACTACTTCCGCCTGTATCTGGAAAGCCTGCAAGCCATCCAGCGCGTGACGGATGACCAGCAAGCCGGTGCCGGTTTCACTGGCTTAAAATATTATGGCGCAGGCCGCAGCATTGACGTTGTGCTTGACGGTGGTTTCCAGGGCTTCAGCACTGATCCCGGTGGGATTGGTGGTGCGCCGGTGGATCGGATGTATTTCCTGAATACGAATTACGTCCATTACCGCCCGCACAGCGACCGCAACATGGTCCCGCTTGATCCTGACCGTTTCAGCGTGAACCAGGACGCCATGGTGAAGCTGATCGGCTGGGCCGGCAACATGACCCTTAGCAACGCGCGCCTTCAGGGCGTGTTGCGCGCTTAATCGGAGGATAACAGAATGTCTTTTTCTATCTCCAATATGTTGGGCGCTGCGGTACTTGATACCAATGCGGTCACAACGACCTCGCTGGAATATCCGGCGCCGCCTTTTGCCGTTGGCACTCGCGCCGTTGGCAATAACGGCACGGAATGGATTTACGTCCAGGCTTCCGCGGCGGTCACTGCGACTTTCGCTTGCGTTATCAGCGTTACCCATACTGTGGCGCACATGACCACAACCACGGGCCTTCGCGGGCTTTTGGTTGGCGTGCCGGCGGTTGATATTGCCGCCAACTCTTACGGTTGGGTGCAGATCAAAGGGCCGGCGAATTTGCAGGTTCTGGCCTCTGCGGCTGCCAACGTGCGCTTGAACACCACGGCGACCGCTGGCGCGCTTGATGATGATGGCACGGCAGGTTCCAAGGACGTGCTTGGCATCGCCCTGACCACGGCCCGCGCGGCTTCGCAAGGCTTGGCTCCGGCCATGCTTAACTATCCCGCCGTTGGCGTGACGATCTAACGGGACGGGCCGGGCATATCGCCCGGCCCCTTCCACTTTCGAGAGGTTTCCCAATGTCTGAAAATTTCGCGTTCATGGGTGGGGTTGTCCACTCGGACGGCGCGGTTTCAATGGGCAGCGATGCCCGGCTTTACGTCGAGTTCTATGCCCATTCAGAGCATCAGCCGTGGAAATCGGCAGAGCAAGGGCGCCCGATTTACGAAAAGAAAGACTACATCAAGATCATCCAGCCGGGCGAGCGTGACCAGATGGTCCGCGAAGTGACGGACTTGGACAAGATGCGCTTTCCAAAGCAATGGCAGGCGTATGAAAACCAGCAAGCGCAAATTCCTGATGGAACGCCGCTTGCGGTGATGTTTCCGCAAGACCCGCAGATTTGCGACCAGTTCCGCGCGCTGAAAATTCATGTGGTGGAACACCTGGCCGGGCTTGGCGAGGAAGGTATCAAGCGCCTTGGAATGGGCGGGCGTGATCATGTGGAACGCGCCAAGAATTTCCTTGCCGCCGCGTCCAACATGAAGGGCGCGCATGAAATGCAACGCCAGATTGAAGCGCAAAAAGACGAAATTGCCACGCTCAAGACGGCCCTTGAGCAATTGAAGGCGGAATTGGCCGCTAACCCAAAGCGTCGCCGGTCGGCGCAGGAAGAGGATTAATACAATGAACGGTCTTGGTTCTGATATGATGGGCCTTGGGATGCCCTCCGCGCTTGCCAATTTGGTAGGCGAAAGCATCCCGGCAGCCGTCGCGGGCGTGGGCACGGCGCAGAGTGGCGCCCCGTCGCTTACTGGCACGATTAACCAAGTGACGACTGCATCGGGGCAGACGGCGGTGGTGTTGCCTTCCACGCAACCGCTTGGCACTGCGGTGCATGTCTATGTCAGCACCGCGACTGCGGCGCTGGTGTTTCCCCCGGTTGGCGGTGCCATCAACGAATTGTCAGCCAATGCTTCCACATCTGTCGCGCAAGGCCGTTTGGCGTCTTTCGTGCGGGTCAGCGCCACCAAGTGGCTGAAGCAATACGGCGCCTAAGCCATGCCTTACACTTGGCTTCAGCTTGGCCAGGCCGTGGCGGCGGAAATGGGGCTTGGCTCCATCCCTGCCACGGTGGCCGGCGCAACCGATGACCAGACGCGGCAGATTGGCGCGCTTGCCAATCGGTGCGGCGAAATGCTGCTTCGCACGCGCGAGTGGATTGCGCTGCAAGCCGAGTGGGAAATTTCTGTAACCACGCCGATCACGCTGACGGGCGACCTGACGCTTGGATCGGCTACGGTGACGGGCCTTTCCAGCACGGCAGGGCTATTGGCCGGCCAGATGGCCGTAACGGGCGATTATCTGGTCCAGGCGACCCGGCTTGCGGCGGTGGTGGACGCGAATACCGTCACGCTCACGCAACCCGCCACGGCTACGCTTGCGGGCGCCACGCTGGCCTTTGGGCAGGATACCTATGCGACGCCGGCGGACTTGCTGGCGCCGATCAATCGCACGATGTGGGATCGTTCCCGGCGGTGGGAATTGATCGGCCCAATGTCGCCGCAAGAAGATCAGTGGATGCGTTCCGGCATTGTGGCGACCGGGCCGCGCAGGCGGTTTCGGTTTGTCGGGCGCGGGAGCAATACCTTCCGCATCTGGCCCCCGCCGACTTCGCTTGATAGTCCATCGGTTTTGTCGTTTGAATACACGTCCGCCCATTGGGCCACCGCGGCGGACGGCACGCCAAAGGACCGCTTTACGGCTGACGCTGACACCTGCATCTTTGCCGATGACCTGATGCTGATGGGCGTGAAATGGCTTTGGCTGCAAAGCAAAGGCATGGAATATGCCGCCTTCCGCGATGACTGGATGCGCCAGGTGGAGCAGGCCGAGGCGACGGACGGCGCCAGCCCAACCTTAAACATGGCAGGCGGAAATTGGCCGCTGCTGATCGGGCCGGGGAATGTGCCTGATACGGGGTTTGGTTCCTGATGAGCGGGGCGCTAGACAGGCCGCAAGGGCTGTATGCACTGGCGCCGGCTGCCCAGCCTATGGGACAGCAAGACATGCTGGCGCGGCTATTGCGCGGCAATCCTGACCCTGGCCTGCCGGGCTACCCGGTGATGCAATCGGCAGAAGATCGCGGCTTTAGGCCAATACCATTTCAAGGCGAAGGCTTCCAGCGCATGGCCGCCGTGTTGCGCGGCGATGTTGAGCCGACGCCGGGCGAACAAATGGGCATGAACGTAGTGCGCGGTTTTACAGAAGGCCCGGCGACTATCCGCGCGTTTCACGGTTCGCCGCATAGGTTTGATCGGTTTGACATGTCGCGCATTGGCACGGGCGAGGGCGCGCAGGCTTACGGGCATGGGCTGTATTTTGCCGGGAATGAAGGCGTGGCGCGGAGTTATCGAGATGCGCTGAGCCCGATAAGCAAAGCGCACGGCGATGTTGAAAGATTTTTATTAGAACGAGCGGGCACTAATGTTCGCACTGATGATGTGATGCGCCTTTTTCAACAAGATGAAGCGTTGCGGCCTTTTGCAATTCCAGAAATAGCAGAATCAATTAGCCGCCTTGCGCCAAACTATTCGGCGGCAGGAGATTTGTCCGGTGATGCCGTTAATGCGCTGTCTCGATTGGACACGCTAATTACGCGCGCCTCTCCAAAGGGCTCCATGTACGAAGTCAACCTAAACACCACGCCGGATAGGCTGCTGGATTGGGATAAGCCGCTGCCAAACGTAAACCCATTGCGTGACCTAATCGCAGAAAACGCAAATAAGGCTATTGTGGCAGATTGGCCTGAAGCCCGTAATGCGGGCCGAAATGCAATGCTTGCGGCTCGAAATGAAAATCTGACAGGCGAAGGCGCTCATCATCAAATAAGAAAATTGTTTGAAACAACCGACAAACTTTGGCCCGCTGGCAAAAACCCAAACAACACAAGCAATGCTGCATTAACTGCTGAAGCACTCCGCGAACGGGGCATCGACGGCATCAAATACCTCGACGGCGGTTCTCGCGCTGCTGGTGACGGCTCCCGAAACTACGTCATGTTCGATGACAAGCTAATTGACATTCTGCGCCGCTACGGTGTCGCCGGAACGCTTGGCGGTGGCGCGGCGGCGACAGCAGGGACAAGCGAATGATCCGCCGGCAACCCGTCAGACGCATTTCGCGCGGTGTGGCGCGGCAATTCCCGGCGCCTGTTGGCGGCCTTAATGCGCGCGATAGCGTGGCGAACATGCCCGCAAGCGATGCGCTGATCCTAGACAACATCTTCCCCGAGCGGTCTTGGGTGGAAGTGCGGCGCGGCTACACATCGCACGCGACCGGCATGACCGGCGCCGTTGAAACACTGATGGATTACAACGGCCCGACGCCAAAGCTATTCGCGGTGGCGAATGGTAGCATCTTTGACGCATCCAGCGCGGGCGCGGTGGGGACGGCGGTTGTCACCGGCTTGACCAATAACCGCTTTCAATTCGTCAATTTCACCAATACGGCGGCAAGCTGGTTGATTGCGGTCAATGGCGCCGATGGGGTCCGCACATGGAACGGCACCACGTGGGCGACGCAAACAATCACGGGCGTCACGGCTGCCAATTTGTTTTGCGTCACCACATGGAAGCGCCGGGTTTGGTTTGGCGAGCAAGGCACCACAAAAGCTTGGTATCTGGCGACTGACGCGATTTCGGGCGCGGCCAATGCGATTGACCTTGGCGGCGTGTGGCGCCACGGCGGGACTATCGCGGGCATGATTGCGCCAACCTTTGACAGCGCCGCAATTGGCCTTGAGGACTATATCGGTTTCATTTCGACGCGCGGCGAATTGGCTTTGTATCGCGGCACTGATCCTAGCAGCGCCACCACGTTCCAGTTGCAGGGTGTGTTTTTGCTTGGTGCGCCGATTGGCCGGCGGTTCTTTGTCCAAACGGGCGGCGATTTCGCGCTGCTGAATGTGGACGGCGTTGTCAGCCTGACGCAAGCGCTTGGCCTTGATCGCAGCGTGGCGGCGCGGACGTCTGTCTCTGATAAGATTACGCGCCTATTTACGGAAGCGGTCCAGCAATATAGCGGCAACTTCGGATGGTCCCTGACGGTCTATCCCGAGGGCCATCGCGTCATTGTCAATGTGCCGGTGTCCACCACGCAAGCCATTCAGTATGTGATGAATACGCTCTCGGGCGCGTGGTGCCGCTTTACCAATCACAACGCGGCATGTTGGGCGACTTGGCAAGGCAATCTGTATTTCGGCGGGCAGGCCGGCGGCATTGTCTACCGGGCGGATTTCGGAACGAGTGACAACGGCGCCGATATTGCCTGGGGGCTAAAAACTGCCTTCTCTGATTTCAAGGTGCCGAGCCGGTTGAAGCGCTTTACGTTGCTGCGCCCGCTGATCCAGGCGACCGATAACCCAAACGCCAGCATTGCGCTTGATGTGGATTATGGCGACATGACGGTACAAAATATCCCGTCTTTCACGAATACGTCAGGGGTTTGGGATAGCGCGGTATGGGACGCATCCCAATGGGGCGGCACGCAAACGCTGCGCCCTTGGGTTTCGCTTGGCAAGATCGGCTATGTCGGGGCGGTGCGAATGGCCGGCCAAACGCGCGGCTTTACCATGCAGCTTTCCGCCTTCGACATCGTGTTTGAACCGGCGCAAGCCTTGGGTCTATGATGCAACTGGTTTTTGGTGAAGATCGCGCCGTGGCCGATTGGGTGATGACGCGCATTCCGCACGCTTCGGGTGTTGCCGGGGATGGGTACGCCATTGGCGTACATGATGGCGCGGCGCTGGTGGCGGGCGTGGTTTATTCCGGGTTCACTGAGGACAATTGCGAAATGAGCATTGCCGCTGAAACACCGCGATGGGCGCAGCGCGGGGTGATACGGGCCTTGCTGCATTACCCCTTGGTGCAATGCGAATTGCGCCGGGTGACTGCCATGGTGCCGCATGACGCGGCCCGCACGCTGCGCTTTTTGCGCGGTGTCGGGTTTAAGCAGGAAGGCACTTTGCGAGATTGGTTCGCGCCGCGCGTGCATGGCGCGGTGATGGGTTTCCTGCGCCGTGACTTTGACCGGCTTTTCACAAGGAAAAATTGATGGGCAAGAAAGCTCCCCGCGCGCCCGCCGCGCCTGATCCAGTGGCGACGGCAAACGCGCAATCGCAGATGAACCGCGATACTGCCATCACGAATTTCCGCATAAATGCGGTAAACCAGCGCGACCCCTACGGCAGCTTGAATTACGAGCAGATCGGCACTTGGGAAGATGGCACGCCGCGCTTTCAGGCCACGCAAACGCTGGCGCCGGAAGAGCAAAGCGCCTTGAACCAATCGCGCCAGGCGCAGGACATTTACGGGCAAACGGCGCTGCAACAGCTTGGCGCGGTGCGGCAAAGGCTGGCCACGCCTTTGACATTGGGCAATGAGGCAACCGAAAGCCGCCTGATGCAATTGGGCCGGTCGCGTCTTGATCCGGTACTGACGGAACGGCGCAACGCTATGGACACGCGCCTGCGCCAACAGGGCTTGATGCCAGGAACGCAAGCCTATGACGTGGCAATGCGCGGGGTTGGCGAGGCCGAAAATGACGCCTACAACCAACTGTTGCTGACTGGTCGCGGCCAAGCGGTAAATGAGATGCTGACCGAACGCGCGGTGCCTTTGAATGAAGCGGCGGCGTTGCTTTCCGGGCAGCAAGTGCAGGCGCCGAACTATGTGAACACGCCACAGACCAATGTGGCGCCGACCGATTACATGCAAGCCGTAGGGCTGCAACAGGCGGCGCAGAACAATGCGTTTAACGCGCGAAACCAGGGCTATCAGGCGCAGCTTTCGGGTATGTATGGCCTGGGATCGGCAGCGCTTGGTGGTTGGGCGCGCAGCGGTTTCGCGAGGTGATCTATGTCTGAATCCTACGCATCCAATCCAGCCCTTGCCATGGCGCTGCGCCGTGGCAGGCTTTCCGATCAATTGCTTGCCGATAGCCTAAAGCCGCGCGCCGTGGGCGGGCACGTTGGAGGCTTGGCGCAATTGGGCACGGCGCTTGTGAGCGGTTATTTCGCCGGGGAAGATGACAAGCGCTTTGAGCGCCTTTTTCGGGAAGATAACGAAAACGCTAACGCGCAGATTGCGGCGTTGTATGGGCGCGGTCCTGCGCCTGTCGGGCCGGGTGGTGCCGCGCCGGTTACGCCTGGCAGCCTGCCGCCGCCCGTGCCAAACCCTGAAATGACCGGGCAGCCTGCGCCAGCCGGTGGCATGGCCATGCCTGCGCCGATGCCCGCGCAACCGCCCGCGCAAGGCCCGGAACCGCCCGCGCCGCGTATGGTGCGGCTGGCCAATGGGCAGGAAATCAACCTTGACGTGTTGCAGAATGCCGAGGCATCGCCAAACCAGCGCGTAAGGCTTGCGGCGGCGGGCGTGCGGCGGTCAATTGACGATGACCGCGCCGAGCGGCGGTTTCAGCAGCAGATTTCCATGCAAGAGGCCGCGTCACGGCGCGCGGAAGCGGCGGCATTTCGGGCCGCTAATGCCACGCGGCAACCGGCGCCTAGCGGCAACGAGGGGCCTTTCGCCGGTACCAGCATGGACGCGCAATACAACAACGCCGTCTTGAGGCTGGCGCCGCGCATTCGGTCAGGCGAAGCATCGCCGCAAGAACAGGCCGTGTATCAGCGCGCGTTCCAAGCTCTTTCAGAGGGCCAAATTCAATTCGTGAATGACCCGGCAGACCCGACAGGCAATCGGCAAGTGGCGGTGAGGGTGCCGCGCAACATGGGAGACCTCCCGCAACCGGGCGGCGGGCAGGCACCTTCTGCGCCGCAAGGCATGACTGCGCCGGTATCACAACCGGGCGGGCCATCGGGCGCCGTAGCGCCGCAAGGTGGCGCGGCGGTCCCTGCTATGGGGCAAGACGCCATGCCTACCGCCCCTGCCGCCGTGCCGGGCTTTGAACGGATGCGCGCGGCGCCAGCGGGCTACCAGTGGCGCGCCGATGGCTTGATTGAACCGATGCCCGGTGGCCCGGCTGATCCCCGGACGCAAGGGCTAACCGAAGCGCAATCCCGAAGCAATTTCTTCGGCGCGCAAATGAAAATGGGCGATGAAGTGCTGCGCGGCGTGAATGTGCCGAGCAACGCCATGCTGCTTGCCTATCGCAATTTGCCATCGGTTCCAGTCAATTATGGCGCTAGCGCGAATGACCAGATGTATTTCAATGCCGCGCGCTTGTTTGCGGCTGGCGTGCTTCGCAAGGAAACCGGCGCAGCAATGACGCCGGGCGAAGTATTGGACGTTGCAGAAAGGTTCTTCCCGACGCCGTTTGATAGGCCGCAGGTCATTGAGCAAAAAGCCCGCGCCCGTCAGCAGATCATTTCTTCAATTGCGGCGGAATTGCCGGGTGGCCAGCTTCGCGGGGAATTGCCAAGCACAACTGGGCCGGGTGGTAGGGGCCAAGCTTCGCCGCCGCCGCGTCAGCCGCCGGCAGGCGGCGATATGCCGGTAATCCAGAACCCCGCCGATGCACAACGCCTGCCGCCTGGCACGCGGTTCCGCACGCCTGATGGGCGCGTTTTGGAGGTTCCCCGGCAATGAGCGGCACGGCTGATCCATGGGCCAATTTTACGGTGGTTTCGCCCGCCCCGGCAACGGAAGAGATCGCTGATCCTTGGGCGGGATTTATTCCGGTGCAAAACGCCCAACCGCAAGCGCCCGCCGCGCCGCGCGCATCCTTTGGGCAGCGTTTTGCTACGGGCTTGGGCGACATCTTCCGGGGTGCCGAACAGCTTACCGCCAATGTCAATGACGGCAGGCAAAACAGGGTTATGGATTTTCTGCGCCAAAATCCAAACATTGCGCCGATCATGGAACAAGCCGCCGCCACCGTCCCGATGGAAACAGCGGCAGAAGCTAACACGCGCATTGCCGAGCGTGAAAAAACCTATCAGGCATCACGCGGCCCTGATCCCGGCATTGATTGGGCGCGCATCGGCGGGCAGGTGGTTTCTACCCTTCCTGTTGGCATGGCGGCTGCCCCGACGCGCCTATTGCCGGCGGTTGCAAGCGGTTCCTTGCAAGGCGCCGCGCTGGGGGGTTTGCAGCCGGTGACGGAAGGCGATTATGGTGAAGGCGTTACGGGCAACGTGCTTTTAGGCGCTCGCGCTGGCGCAGCCGGTGGCGCTGCCAGCTATGGCCTTGGGCGGTTGCTGCAAGGCAGGCAAGCGCCTTCCGCGCGACCGGAAGCCGTTGCGCTTTCTGACGCTGGCGTGTCTTTGACGCCTGGCCAAATAGCGGGCGGATACGGGCAACGCATTGAAGAGGGCCTTGGGTCTATCCCGATTGTTGGCGCGCAAATTCGCGGGCAGCAGGCGGAAGGCGTGGCGTCCTTTAATCGCGCGGTTGCCAATCGCGTTTTGGAACCGATTGGGCAAAAGGTAGACGACGCCGCGCCGGTTGGGCGGGAATTGGTTGATGATGTCTATAAGCGGATCGGCGGGGCATATAACGCGGTATTACCGCGCATTCAGGCTTTTGGGCCTGATCAGCAGCTTTACCAAGATTTTGCGCAAGCCTTTCAATCGGCGACCACAAAAGGCGCGCAGGATAACTTTGTCTCAATTTTTAACAACAAGATTGCGCCGCGCATTAAAGGGGGCGTGATTGATGGCGATACCTGGAAATCCATTGATGAAGAGTTGGGCTTCCAAGTGCGTCGGTATTTGCGTTCATCTGATCCAAGCGACCAAGACCTTGGAGAAGCTTTAGCTCAAGCGCAAAGCGCATTTCGCGGGCTGCTTTCTCGGTCAAATCCACAAATCGCGCCAGAAGTTAAAGCCGCAGATCAGGCATACGCGCAGTATATCCGCATGGAGCGCGCGGCAGGGTCAACCGGCGCGCGGGAAGGCGTTTTCACGCCATTGCAATTCAATCAAGCGGTGGCCATGACCAGCGGCGGACCGCGCCGGTCACAATATGCGCGCGGTGATGCGCTCATGCAAGACCTGAGCGATCCCGCCGCCGCAGTTATGCCCAGGACGCTACCCGACAGCGGGACGACTGAAAGGGCATTGATTGCGGCGACCTTACTTGGTGGCCCTTCAGCTTTAGGGCTTGGGCCGGGCGCCATCGCGGCTGGCGCTGGCGCTTCGGCGCTCTATTTCAATCCTGTGCAACGGCTTTTGCAGGCTGGATTGTTGGGAAATCGCCCCGCGATGGTGTCTGGCGCTGGGCGGCAATTGGCTCCCATCGGCGGCCCCAGTCTTGCGGCGGCGCTTCTCGCACCATCGAACAATCGCCAGCCTCAATAAGCCGCCCAAAAAAACAGCGCCAAAAACTGCAATCGCTTTTTCTAAGCCTGTCATAACGCGCACCATACCCGGTCGCGTCCCCTTTGTCATGAGGAAAACCTATGCCCCGCAATGGTTCCGGCACCTACACCCGCCCGCAGGCTGATTACGTTCCTGGCACTACGATCCTGGCCACGTCAGTCAATTCTGACCTAAACGACATGGCGCAGGCCCTTACCGCATCGCTTGCGCGAGACGGTCAGACAACGCCAACCGCAAATATTCCGCTAGGCGGGTTTCGCATTACCGGGCTGGGTAATGGCACTTCCGCGACGGATGCCGCAACGCTGGGTCAAGTTGACGGGCGGGCAGAAATTGACCTTGCCAGCGCAAGCACGACTGACATTGGCGCGCAACAATCCGACAACGTGCGGATTACCGGCACCACCACGATTACCAGCTTCGGCACGGCGGCAAACGGCGTTACGCGCCAGTTGCGCTTTGCGGCGGCGCTAACGCTGACACACAACGCGACCAGTTTACAACTTCCCGGCCTCGCCAACATTACAACGGCGGCTGGCGACACTGCTACGGCTGTCAGCCTCGGTTCTGGTAATTGGATTATTACCAGCTACACGCGCGCTGCTTCGCTCGGGATCAACAGAGGTGTGCGAGTCGCTACCAATACGGGGCAGGTCCAGTATGATTTCACCGGCATTCCGGTGGGTGTGCGGCGCATCACTTTGATCCTCAGTGATGTCAGCACAAATGGAAGTTCGATTGTGCAAATACAGATTGGATCAACGACTTTCACGACATCGGGATACGTGGCAAATTCTCACGCGATTGACGGCACTTCGGTCGGCAGCACCCAATTAGGGTCAGGGCACATTATTGATCCTGGCGGCGCCGCGATTCTTTCGCGCAGTGGCTTTGTGGAGCTTTTCGCTCGCGCACCAAATGAATGGTTTAGTAAGCATAAGCTGTTTGTTTTCGGGGGCGCCAATCCACGGCTTCACTTAGGCGTGGCAGCAAGCCCGGTTTTGTCGGGCGCACTGGATCGGATACGCCTGACAACGGTGAACGGAACAGACACCTTTGATGCGGGTAACATTGATATAGCGTGGGAGTTCTGACCACATGGCACCGATTGACCCCCGCGATTTTGGCAGGCTTGAGGCGGAAGTCTTGAGCCTGCAAAAGCAAGTGGCCGCAATGGCGGCAGACATGCGCGCCGTCCGGTCTTTGCTGGATCACACCAAAGGCGGATGGCAAGTCATTGTCGCGGTCGCGGGCTTGACCAGCGCCATTACCGTGCTTGCCATTAAAGTCTTGCCGCTTTGGCCGTTCCGATGAACAAGGAAGAAATGTTTATCAGCGTTATTTTGGCCGCCGCGTCGGGGTGGATTGCGGCGCTTGGACGAGAATTGAAAAACGACCGGCGCCGTTTAAATTGGAAGCTAGTCGCGCTAGAAACGCCAAGCGCCATTTCCTGCGGGGTGATTGGCGGCGGCATTGCGATCATGGCAGGCTGGACGCATCCCCTGGCAATCGCAGCTTGCGCTTCTGTGGCCGGCCATATTGGCAGCGCGGTCATGATGGCATTCATCATCAATTGGCTGAAGAAGCGCGCTGGCAATGAATGACGCAATGGCCGCCGCGCTGAAAAATCGCGGCCCTATGAGCAATGAGGATTGCGAAGTCTTGGCGCGCATTCTCATGGGCACGCCCGACATGCGCGGCGAGCGCTACCCTGTCATGCAACAGGCCGGGCCGATGGCGCCAACCATGCGCGAGCAAAGCGCGGGGCTGATGGCGATGATGAATAAGCGTCCAGAAGAATTGACCGAAGCTGAAAAGCCAATCATGGCCACGCTTGAGGGGTTCCTTATGCAAGGCGGGCCAATTCCAAGGATGAAGCGTTAAAAAGGAATAGACCGATGGCACCATTGCTCGCACTTGTTCCGGCGCTTCTGCCCGCGCTGGGCACCTTGATTGACCGCCTGATCCCTGACCGGGCGGCGGCTGAAAAGGCAAAGCTGGAAATCGAAGCGCAGCTTGTGGCGTCGGCCAATGAAGCCGCGCTGGCGCAAGTTGAGGTGAACAAGATCGAGGCCGGGCATTCCAGCGTATTCGTGGCAGGCTGGCGTCCTTCTATCGGTTGGGTATGTGCGGCGGGCCTGGCATGGGCTTTCGTATTGGCGCCGGTTGCGTCCTGGGCTTTGGTGGTTTCCGGGACTAAGGCGGAATTGCCGGATATTCAAACGGATTACCTGTTGGAGCTGGTCATTGCGATGCTCGGCATGGGCGGGCTGCGAACCTTCGAGAAAATGCGCGGGGTGGCCCGGCAATGACCCTTTCCGCCCGTTGCGAAACGCGCCTAGCCGGGGTGCATCCTGACCTGGTGCGGGTGGTGCGAAACCTCGCGGCAGGCGGCGCGGTGTTTCGGGTGCATGAGGGCTTGCGGACGGTGGAACGCCAGCGCCAGCTTGTGGCGGCGGGCGCGTCGCAAACCATGAACAGCCGGCACATCACGGGCCATGCGGTGGACCTTCTGCCTTTGGTGGACGAGCAACCAACATGGGACTGGAAATACTACTACCCGATGGCCGACGCCTTCCGGGCGGCAACCATTGCCGAGAAGGTGCCGATCATATGGGGCGGCGCTTGGGGCCTGCTGATGTCGGACTATACTACTGCAAAGGCCGGGCAGGACCGCTACAAGGCCCGCATGAAAGCGCTAGGCGTGAAGCCGTTCCTAGACGGGCCGCACTTTGAATTGGCGCGGGCGTTCTATCCGTAAAAAAAGGCCCCCCCCCGCGTTGGCGCGCGGAAGGGGCCGGTGCCATCCAGTTACGAAAGGCGCGAAGGCCGACCCGTACACCGAAATGCAGAGGGGCCGGCCATGTCGAGAATTAATCTAATTGATCCCGCTTAAAAATACAATGACCATTTTCCTGATGTCAGGAAAATGGTCGAACATTCCGGAAATTCCGGATTGTTCAGGTGTCAAGTATTGCTTGAAGGTTCCTCCTTCGCGGCGTCTTCCACCGCACGGGCCAGCGGATGCCAATACGCATAAAATGGCACGCGCGAATGATTTATCGGCAGCGCGCGAAGGAACGCGGCGTTTCCAACGGCTGCCAGTGTCCGGCCAATTTCAGCTTGAACGTCAGCGTCGCATTGTTCAATCGCCTGTCGAATGCCGCGACGGTCCTTGAGATTTTTCAGGATTGCTTCTGCCGCCTTCTCCAGCGCGGCGCGGATGGGGTTATTCATCGCCTTCTCCCTTCGCCAGCACACGAATTGCGGCGGCACCTTCTTTTTTTGTTGCGCTGTCATGCCATGGGATGCCGCCCTTAAAAGAACGATCTTCTTTCATACCTTCCCCAAAACCAATCCTGTAAGCGCGGCCAATCAAATCTTCCGCCACCGCGCCCGCTTCTTCCAGCGCATCGCGCCGGGCTTCCTTGACGCGCGCATCCACTTCGGCGGGCGTGAGGACTGGTCCGAGGTAGTGAAAAATATCGGCTGCTTGCGGCGCATCAATTATAGACCCATCATCCCGCCATCCACGGTAAAACACTAACCAAAGAAAGCACTCAGGTTCACAACCTTCACGCTTAACCCAATGCCACCCACTCCAATCCGGGTTCAGCGGCACCCCAGGCTTGTCGGTCCAGTCGTTGTTGTCGGTCATTTTGTTTCTCCTAGCGTTTTTGTCAGGGTTAGGCGCGCACCGATAACGTCCTTGTCTTCAAGGCAATCTCGCGCCATCTCCATAGCCCCCAGCAGCCGCGCGTTCTCGGCTTTCAAGTTGGTGATTTCAACAATAGCGTCCTCCGCAACCCCACCTGGAACCTCTCGCAACCGGCTGATTATATCATCATTCATCGCCTTCCCCTCCTAGCGCGGCGTTTTTACGTTTAATCCACACATCGCCGATTGTTGCGTCATCAACAAAACCTGGAAATGCGCGTAGCACATCCCGCAGTTGAGCGTTCTCTTTTTCAAGATCATCATACTTGGTGCGTAGGTTGTTCAGTTTGTTCACCGCTTCGTTCAATGCGGTAATCAATTCGCCAACATTATACTTTGGCATTGTCTTTTTCTCCTAGCTCGGCGCGGGCTTTCTGACCGCAGTCAGACCAAAGCGCGCCCACTCCCCCGGTAAGCGGGGCCGGGTATTTGCTGACGTCTCCATAAAATTTCAACGCCTCCCGCAGCCGCGCGTTCTCGGCCTGTAGTCTTTCAATTTCATTGGCGGCTTCCAAGTGTGTCGGCGTAACCTGCACAAAGGCAGAGTAACTTTGATACCCTGCCTTGCCTTGGCGTAGGTTTTCCACAATGTCGCTCATTGTGTTTCTCCCTTCACCAAAGCAACGCGCCGCGCCTCAGAAACGCGCGCTTCCATTTCGGAATGCCTGTCATACACGGGGCTTTCCAGCATTTCATCGGCAGTTTTTTCCGACACACCTGCCGCCACGAGGTTTTTCTTTCGCTCTGCTTTGTCAATAGGCGGACCTAACAGGCTTTCGACTTCGGCCCGCCACGCATCACGATCGGCGGCAAGGGAGCGGAGGGCGGCGGCAGTTACTGGTCGGTTTAGCGTTTCCGCAGTCAGCGCCAACTGTTCGGCTTGTTCCGTGGTTATGGTCATTTATTCCGCACCTCCATCATCGCGTCGGCAATTCCGTAAGCCATTTCAGCTATGTCAAAAAAATCAACACCGCTGTCCGTTTTATCCAATGATGTTCGCCAATGAATATAAACGCCAGAAACAACCGCCATCGCAAAATCATCGCGCAGGGTTTTGGCTTCCGGCGCGGGTGCATCTGGCGGCGTGTCGCTGACATAGACTTCGCGGATTAGGTCCATTTCGTGCATATTGTCAACATCAGACCAGCGGCCTTCATCGGTCCAACAAGGCGCGCCGTCATTAAAACCAATAGCCCAAAATTTCCATTTTTCAGCAAAGCGGGAAACTATTTCCCGCATAGGCCCAATCACGCGCCCGTTCCGCGTCAGGTAATACTTGCCTTCACGGATTTTCATATCACAGCCCCCAATATCGCCAGCGCCAGAATAGCGCCGCAGATTGCCAGAATTGCCGCCGCTTGCCCGCGCGTGATCGGCGTGAATTGCCGATCAGGGCCAGGTCCGGGGTAAAAGCCGCCGCTCATGGGGACGAAACCCATGATGGCTGCCAAACTTCGCGCATTTCCTGGAGCGAAGTTTCATGATCTCGAACAATAATCTTGCTGATATTCCTGCGATCTGGATCAAAAGAAATCCAAGCCCTTGCGGCCCGGTCTTTTTGAGTTTCCCCGCCACCTCTCTGTGGTTCATCGATAATCTGCTTGTAAAAGGCTTTTACTGATGACCACATTGCGTCGAAATCTGACAACACAAACGCGCGCCACTGATCAAGAATGTCTGCATAATATCGATTTGGATTTTGCTTTAGACGCAAAATTACTGCCGCCTTAACTCCAGCGGTTGCTCTTCCTTTTGGCGTGTGTGCCGACGACGCATAAAGATCATTTATTTGATCTTCAAAACTTGACAGCACTGTTTTGACGTGATGCGCTTCAACGCCTTTCAGGCCATGCAATCGGCAAATAAACGCGCATGGTTCCACGGTTTTTTGCCCCATTCCAAGAGCGTCCGTAAGGCGGCGCGGTTTTCCACGATCTATAACCGTGTAAGCGCCTTCATCCACGTCAAGAGCAACAACCATTTGAGCCGCAATTCCAGATTGAACAATGG